TAAGAGCTAGGTTAGCATCAGCTATGTCACGTCCATGTAGTCGAAGATCATTATCAAAGATCTGTTGGAGGGCAGCTGCTGACTCTTCACGAGCAACCTTAAGATCAGCTACTACATCACGGGACTTAGAGTAGTCCCACTCTGCCATCTTCTGATCCCACTCCAGCGTAGCCTGTGCAACAGCCGCCTTAGCAGCAGCACGTCCAGCTTCATCTCTATCATCGAGACGACCTTGTTCTGTCAAATACCGTTTTTCATCACGAGCATCAAGAAGAGTAGTACGTTCGTTAGTACGATCTTGCTGAGCAATAGTGTTCTTCCACTGCATATTGAAACGTTCATCAGCCTTAGCCAATTCAGCTTTACGGTCTTCCCGTGCTTGTTCTACGTTACGTTGCTTCTCATTAGACTCGATAGCCTCGCTTAAACCACCCCAAAACGACATTACATACCACCTTCTAATTTAGACATACGGGACATCAGACCTGCTGGTTGAGCAGGATCTTCCTCTGTAGTCTCTTCTGTTGCTTCTTCTTCTTCTTCTTCAACGATAGGCTCGCCATCTTCAGACTCGTACTCAGCTATCATCTTCTTAGCCTTACGGGCATTAATACGATACTTAACTTGCTCGTTATCCTCTGTGTCGTCAGGGATACCTTCTTCGAAGTCGATATCTGTCTCTTCAGCTGAAGTCTTAATGAACTCATGAATAACTGGAGCAATGATTAAGGAGATGTCTACGTTGTGACGTCCCTCCATAACAGCACCACGGAGGAGACCCTCTGTAATGGTTACTACATCAAGACCTAGTTCCATAGCATCTAGGAGAGATCCAAACCTATCGTCTTCTGTTAGACGATCAAGGTGCCAACGTACAGCATCCTCTGGTGTATTCATCTCTGGTGGGTTTTCATATGGAGCGTTCTTTGGCTCAGCAGTCAGTGACTGTCCTGGGATAATCATTCTAGTTAATCCTTCTTAGCGAAACTTGTTGTAGTAGTCGGAGAGGCGAGTGCCAAACTTATCAGCTGGGTTATACTTACCACCGCTAGATACGTACTTCTTCATACCGCCTTTACCACCTAGGTGGGCAACAGCACGTAAGCCATCAGTAGACATCTTGTCAGACCCAGGAAGCTTAGCGATGGTCTTATCGATATCGTTGATATGCCATACGAATACTCGTTCTTGTAGCTCTGGGTTATTACGGAAACTCTCTGTTGTAAATGATAACTTAGTAGACTTCATGTAGTCCTTTAGGCGAGCATCACCAAACTGATAACCACCTGTCATTGTGCGACCATCATCAATAGTAATCTGGACATCATCACGTCCACTACTTTCAGACTGCTTCAGCTTAGCAGCAAAGCTACTTAAAGAGGAATCACGGCTCATAATGTCGCTATCAACACGAGGCGGGCCTTTCGGACGTAGAGATGTTTTAAGACCCTCATCTTCCTTACGTTTCTGCATGTTCTCCATCATAGCTAGTCCAAGTCCATCAGCTAAGCTACTAGACTCCTCAACTGGTGGGCGGCTCTTAGGGCGCATTAAACCCTCTTTCTGCACCTCAGCTTGCTGAGAAGCGTCAGGTGTCTTGTAACGGCTTCCTGTGCGGTCTAGGAGGGCCTTACGTGCCGCTTCTAGGTTCTTACGGTATGCGAATTGTTCACTCATATCATTATCTCCTTATAAACCTAGTAACTTGCCGAGTATATAACCTTTACCCTTTTTGTCCGCTGCGTCGTTAGCTTGCGCTGTCTGCCACTGAGTTAAGTTAACTTGCTTATCAGCTAGGAAGACACTCATAGCACGGTCAGTAGCTGACTCAGACTGACGGAAGGCGTAGTCCATAATATCACGTTCACGTTGCCATACACTGTCAACCATACTTTGTGTCAAGGAGTTAGCAGATAAAGCAGAAGCCATATTAGCTTCATTCTGTGCAGCTGAGTTGATTGTACTTGAGTTCTGACGCCATTGAGCATTAGCTTGTGCAATGACTAGAGCGTTCTGTGAGTTGAACTGGTCACGTTGTACTGACATACCTGCATTGAACTGTTGCACCTGTGTAGCCATGTTAGCAAAGAACTGGTTAGTTTGGTTCTCGCTAGCAGCGTTAAACTGTGCAGAAGCATTAATAGCAGCTTGGTCGCTGAAGATGGCTTGAATGTTACTCTGAGCCCTAAACATCTCTGTCTGTTGCTCAAGGTCTACGTTCTTCATATCCATAGCTAAGAAAGCCTGTGCGTTCTGGACAGCGGCTTGTTGACGGTTGTTAAGGTTAGTTAGATCCATCTGCGACATAGCAGCTGCATCAGCCATGATCTTACCGTTCTTAGCGTTAAGGTTATTAAGGTCAACCGTTTGAGCCATACGAGCGTTCTCAAGAGCAATAGTCTGCTCAGCTGTAAAGTTCATGTTAGCAACATCAGAGATCTTAGAAGCGTTAGCTACACGGGTCTGGAACGCCTGTGTGAACTCCATACCTAGGAAGTTAGCACGTTGCTCAGCTGCGAACATAGCAGTCTGTTGGCGGTTAGATAGGTTCTGTGACTCAAACTTAGCAAAGGTCTGTGCATCTGCCATAGCTAGGGGTAATGCTGACTCCATTGCAGCTTGTACAAGAGCTTGACCAGCCATACTGGAAGAACCTAAACCACGAGCAGCCATTTGAGCTGTCGCGTTACGGAGAGCACCAGCAGCCCACGGAGGAGGTGTAGTACCCTCAAAGTCAGTCATAAGCTCAGCCATCTGACCACGTACAGTAGCTTGGGCAGAAGGATCAGCTTGAGCAGCTTCAATGTCTAAGGCAGCTTCTACAGCAGCCATATCAACAGCTGAACCTGAGATCATCTCACCTGATGCGATTGTACGTTGAGCAGCAGGGGTTACGACTTGAGCCTGTGTGATCTGGTCTACATCTAAGGCAACACCTGACATTGCAGTAGGATCAGCAGACTGAGCAGTAGCTAGTGAAGATGGGTCAATAGAACCTTGTACAGGGGTCATACCGCTTGTTGCCTGTGCAACTTGACCAGCAGCTGCGACAGGGTTAAGAGAAGCAGCATTGAAAGCATTTGGGTCTGTAATCTGAGGAGCTTGATCAGATAGTTGACCAGTACTAGCAGCAATGTTAGTACCTGCTTCGTTAGGATTAATAGTTTCTACATTAGCAGTACTAACCAAAGAACCAGTATCTTCTAGAGACGCCTGACGCATATCAGTAGCACTCTGTGACATAGACTCCGCCTGAGCAACACGATCAGCTTGGGTTTGAGCAGCAGCTTCAACTTGAGCAACACGAGCAGCTTCAACTTGAGCAGCAGCTTGAGCTTGGGCCTGTGCTTGAGCCTGTGCTTGAGCAGCAGCTTGAGCTTGAGCTTGTGCCTGTGCCTGTGCTTGAGCTTGGACTTGAGCAGCAGCTTGTGCTTGACGATCAGCTTCGGCTTGATTATCTGATCGGCGTTGTTGTATTAGAGGGTTATCACGTCCACTTGCGGGTGGAGTTTTAGTAGCACGAGGGGATACAGGTGGTCTAGGGGACACAGCAAGGGGAGCCCTCTCTCCCGGAGGGTCAGGATAAGGAGGCCTAACAGGTGGTCTAGGAGAAGAAACCACATCTGGAGCACCATCACTGGGAGTCTCAGCTTCACCTCCAGCTTCACCAGCACCACCCCAGGTGACCATTGATTTCATGTGGATCTTAGGCATAAACGGGTTATACATGTTCAGAACGTCCTTTTGTGTAACTTGTTCCTGTCGTAGAACCTGCGGAAGTGGACACTAGTTGTGGTTCCATACAGTTCTCTATGTTCTTTCCTTATAGTCCTCATCATCTGACGAGTGTGACCGTAAGGGGCTATAAACTCAATACCCCAGAGTAAGTAGTCTTCTCTAGGGTTCTCTCTTTGGTAGTCTTCTTCAACTGGTTGGTACTTATCGTCTATGAATAGATCTGAATGAGTAGGAGATAACCAACACCAAGTAATAAGACCAATAGGTTTATCACCTTTGTAGTATATTCGTATCCTGTTGTACTTAACAGGGAGGAGTAGAAAGGTATATAGTTCTTTTAGACTATACTTAGAGTGTATATCACCTTCATTGAATAACTCTACACCATCTACTACTGCCTTATACCTGTCTATCTGCATATACTATACCTATATATTACCGGGGGGCGACTATAAGTCTTATTATACACACATACGTAGGTCTTGTCAAGTGCTAAATGAATTACCCTTATGGTTTAGTGGGCCATTCGATTGTGTCAGGGAAGTCAGACTGCTGTGGTACGTCTCGCAGTGCTTGACGGTAGGCTGTCATTCCAGACGACATAACTAGGTCACTGCCAGAAGCCCAGTCAGTTGCTGAGAGTAGGACGTCCCGCTCAGAACGTGCATTGCTGGCTAAATCCTCAGTAGACCGAGGGATAACGGGCAAGTCCTCGTTGATTACGTCCCATACTTGTGTCTCTTGATTAAAGACTTGTCTGCTCATCTTAGTAACTCCATGCTATGTTTGCTGTGCCGTTGTCAAAGACCTTGCTTGCGCTCCGTTCAACCTTTAACCGTATCTGAGTAAGTTCGAACCCTAAGTTCTTAACACCACCCCCCAGAATCGAAAAAGAACCAGAGCTGGCTCCAGCTTTGCCATTTAAATGAACAGTTACTAACCAATAATGGCCCGAAGTAGTTAGGCGTTCGATCCTTACCGCTCCTGTAAAAGTCTCCGCGTCAGCTTGGCACATAATGCCCTCTGAAAAGCTATTGATAAATTGTTGACCAGTTGCAGTAATGACCTGAGAGTTCATTGAATAACCAGACGCATTTATCCCAGCAGAAGTTCCCATCTGAATGTAAACTCCATAACCTCCCGACACACTGCAAGCATCGAATAAGACCGTAACCTCTTTGACACCAGCCGGAATACCCGTAAAGTCAAAAGCTGTTCCTGATGTGGTATTGGCTTGGGTTGCGTAGGTCCGTCCAGTTACGATACCAGTTAAGGACGAGCCATCAATAGCTGGTAAGGCACCTGTTAGGCTAGATGAAGTAAGGCTAGTTAGGTTAGAACCGCCAATAGCTGGTAAGGCACCTGTTAGGTTGGCTGCAGCCAAGTTAGTAATGTTAGAACCATTAATAGCAGCAGCTGTACCTGTTAGTTTGGCTGCATTTAAAGATGAATTACTGGTAAGCAGATCACCATTCGCATCAGGTAACGTAAACGTCCTGTTTGTGTCGCTGTTGGGTGAAGCTAGTGTGAATGTACCAGTGCCAGAGGCATTAGGTGTTAGTGCTATCTTACTCATGGCTTATTCTCCTTCTTCTAGTACTGCGACCCTAGCTTTAAGGTCAGTGATTGCGGCTAATGCTTCTTGCAAAGCAGCGGTTAGCAGAGGTACAAGTTTGCTCTGGTCAATGCCCTGCATGTCAGGGACACTGCGAGTACCCATTTCGGCTTCTGTTGTTACGCTACCATAATCATCTAGTACCTCTGGAGTAACTTCATACTCTTCGTCCTTCATGCCGTCTCTAGTACCTGTAGCGCACTCTGGGACGACTTCCTGCGCCTCATGTGCGAGGAATCCATCGACACGAGTGCCATCGGATAGCCACTCAAAGTTGACTGGGTTCAGTTCTTGGACACGGACAGAAGCACCTATCATTGGCTGTGCGTCAGTCTTTAGGCGATAGTCTGAGGATGTGTTGTAGGCTGTGGCTGAACCTGTAACTGAGATGGAGCCTACAGCGGTGCCGCCTTTGTGGAACTTGAGGGTGTCGCCGTCTGAGGTTAGACGGTTAAGGTTCATGCTCTCCGCACCGCCTCTGGTTACGTTTAAGGCTGATTGATTAAACGCATATAAACCTGCGGTAGTTTGCCAATTAGTCCCCGAAGTACCCACCAGCAAATTACCGCTGCTGTCCACCCTTAAACGCTCTGGTGTGCCAGAACCCGTGGCAATAGCTAAAGACCCACTAGCTGTTATGTAACTAGCGGAACTTGTGTCTTGCGTATCAAGATATAATACTGAGTTTGAGCCAGCGTCAGACCTTATTGTCCCAGTTGTACTACCAGAAGTCGACTGAACAAGCAGCCCATCGCTGGTCAAAGTACCCGTGATGTCTACGCCTGTGCTGGTAGTTGCCAACTTAGTTGCGTTGTCGTGGCGAATTTGAACCGCACCATCGTCATTACAAATAACGTAATATTCGTCATTATCACTATTCTTCAAGTGTAACTGGCCAGCGCCTTGAAGAATTAAGTCTCCAGTGCCTCCTTCTGCGACATAACTATTAGACCCATCATGATAAATCTGGAGGTCTGAGCCAGCACCGAAGATGGCTTTGTCGCCGTCACCAAAGTTAGCATCACCGTTACTAGTCAATCCATTAGAAAAGTCAGGCTTACCAGTGCCATCAGAGTCTGATATTATGTCTACGTTAATAGTACTCATGTAATTATTCCTCTAAGGCTGTGAGACGTGTTTCCATAGCCTCAATCTTTGTTAGTGCTTCTTGTAGGGCAGCAGTTAGAAGAGGTACAAGTTTGCTCTGGTCAATACCTTGATAGTCAGGAACACTACGAGTATCCATGACGGCTTCTGTTGTTACGTTACCCTCATCGTCTAGGACCGCTGGAGTAACTTCATACTCCTCGTCCTTCATTGCGTCTTGAGTACCTACTACAGCCTCTGGGACGACTGCCTGTGCTTCGTGTGCAAGGAAGCCATCAACACGAGTGCCATTAGATAGCCACTCAAAGTTTACTGGGTTCAGTTCTTGGACACGAGCAGATGCGCCTGTCATTGGCTGTGCGTCAGTCTTTAGGCGATAATCCGATGAAGTGTTGTAGGCCGTAGCTGAACCTGTGACTGTTATAGAGCCAACGCCTATGCCGCTCTTCTGGAAGTCCATCGCAGAGCCGTCACTGGTAAGTCGGTTTAATAGGGACATTGAGCCGTTTCTAGTAGCCCGTGCGTAGCCAGACGAACTAAAGAAATGCCCAGCGGTATTGCCGCTTTCAGCAGTTTTGCCAATAATCAAGTTACCGTTTCCTGCAATACGCATGAACTCTTCGTTGGTTTTACCGAAGCTAATCAGGTCTCCATCATCGCCTGCGTGTCCAAACTGCATGTATCCCATTGTAGTGACATCAACCATGCGTTGAATCCGGTGAGCAGCACTCTCCCAGTCTGTGCCTGTTGTTATGCGCTCAGAAGTAAACTGGAGTCGGTCTCGGTTGGCACTTGCGACCTCTAACGTAAGTAATTTAACTTCATTACCAGCGGTTCCGCCTAGTGCGGTGCCCGTCCCTCCGACGTTCAGAAGTGCATCGGGGGCATCCGTAGCAATTCCAACTTTGCCTGACGAGTTGATGCGCATACGCTCCGGTGAACCCGAACCCGTACTTAGAACTATATTAGAATCCGAAGCAGTACCCGTATCTCTCGCTTGTATTACGAGATTCCCGTAGCCACTAAACAAACCGGAGCCAGTCCCTAATGTTGCGTATACTACTGGGTGGTTTTTACCCGTGATAGTTGCGTTTGAACCATTCTGTAGGCCCAACGCTCCGCCGTTAATATGTAGAGATTCAGTAGGCGAACTCGTGCCAATCCCAACATTACCGTAACGATCAACCTCCAGATGTGTTACTGGGCCAGCCCCGTTGTCCGTTTGAATCTGCCATGAAGAACCTGTTTCATCTGCTTGCAGAAGATAGTGACCTGTTGCGCTATCACGGTGAATAAAAGCAGATGATCCAGAGTTATAACCAAGTCTGTATCCCACATCTCCAGACGTGCTTAGTGTTTCAAGCGCTGTCGCAGCGACGCCTGTTGATCCGTTTAGTGTAATAGCCATTTATACAACCACCCATCTTGAGCCTGTTTCAACTGTAACTGTGATACCTGCGTTAATGTCAATAGGTCCAGCAGTCATTGCGTTTACGGTTGATACAACCGTGTAGTTCGTAGTAATCGTTTGTCCGTTTTCAGTAAAGATTGAATCACTACCACCACCTGTTGCTCCACCACCTATAGACCCCCAAGCTGAGCCAATATAACCCTCAAAGGATGCAGTAGTAGAGTTGAAGCGTAGGTAGCCGTTAGCAGGTGCATTATCGCGCTGTGCGGATGTACCAGAAGGCAGAGTAGCGGAGCCTGTTGCAGAGGTGATTAGCACTGCAGGTAGGTTAGTAATAGCGGAACCGTTAAAAGCTGCAGCTGTTCCTGAAAGCTTAGAGGCGTCTAGTGTGCTACTTGGTTGTAGGGCATCGTCAGCTTTAGTACCTTGTGCTGCTGTGGCGTAGTCTGTAGCGGCTGTGGTGGCGGCTGTACCTAGCCCTAGTGTAGTACGTGAAGCAGCAGCATCAGCATCATCAACAAGAGTAGCACCAAAGGCGGAGATAGTTGTAGAAGCTGGTAATACAAGTGTCTTGATGTCAGCGTCTACTTCAGTATCCATAAGAGCACCAGCAGCAGTTACATTAAGTGTATCTGTTACATCAGCACCCTGTTCTACAGTGTCTAGCTTAGTACCATCCGTTCCAACGTTACGTGTATCAAAGGTAGAGTTAGTTGTAATAGCCCCTGTCATAGCCCCACCATCCTTAGGGAGTGCTGCGTCTGCCGTTGAACCTTGGGTGGATGTAGCGTAGTCGGTGGTATCAAAGCCTTTGACCTGAGTGAGGTTCGTGACCTCAGTGTCCATCAGTGCGCCAGCAGCCTGTACGTTAGTTGCATCTGTTACGTCAGCGTTCTGTTCTAAAGCTGTAATACTAGTACCAGCTAGATTGATACTCTCTACGTAGGCTACGTTAAAGGAAGCAGCTGCTTTACCAAGGTCAAGCGTAGCATCATTCTTAGGGTAAAAAGCTAAACCGTCTCCTAGAAACTCCTGTGCCGGGCCGACCACGGTGACAGGGCCACCTTCAGCAGCAGTTCCATCGTGAGTGTGACCAGTCGCAGCTACAAAAGAGGCTACAATGGCATCGAACTCACCATCTAGGTCTGCTGCATCAATTACGTTACCGTTAGCAATGTTGTTAGCACCATCATTACGTATATAACCTTGTCCCATATCTTACTTCCTATCGTTGTTTGCGTATTCGAGCAGCACTGTATCAACTACAAACGGAGGATCGTTTAGTGTCGAGAACTCGTATTGGAGGGATACTGTAAAGAATGATCCCGTAGTTTGTGTTTCGATGACTGTTTCAGGATCACCCCCATAAGAGGATGTACCAAAGATAGCTGAACCTAGGACAGAGAAGGAGCCGCCACCTGTAAGAGGTTGTATAACGTCAGGTCTTTGGAAGTCATACTTAAAGGTAAGTGTACCTGTTACATTCCCTTCTGGGTCATAATAGGTTGTGGCCTTATACAGTGTCTTACGTACACGAGGGTCGTTGATAGCCATAAAAGGTGTATAGAGAGAAGCTGAGATAGCAGTACCATCAAAGGAGTTACCTGACTCCATCTTGTATACATAACCATCTTCACCTGAGAAGAGAATCACCTCGACACCAGCTACGTACTTGGATACAGTACGGTACGCTTTAATACCTAAAGTCTTACCCCAGTTAAACCCTGTAGCTTCTTGATCAGAAAACTGAGTACCAATGAAACCAGCAGAAACAGACTTATTGAGTCCAGGGGTAAACCCGAATATACGGTACTGAGACTTATTACGAATAACTGTTCCTGTCAAGTGTTCAGTATTATCAGTTAGTGACGTTACATCATCTTGTATATTACGGGAAGCAAGGGCTAAGTTAAAGTCACCAATACGAGCAGTAGCACCTAGGAAACGTAATCCGTCAGGGCCTAAGAAGATGATGTCACCACCAACCTCCGCTACTGTATCGATAGCAACACAACCCATGTCATCTGAGATGTCAGCCATAGCAAAGTCAGAAGAACTATTACCTGACAACTGGTGAATAGATGATCGTGTAAAGATAATCAACTTCTCACGAAATACAATAATACCAGTTAAATCAGAGGGGAAGGTAAAGATACCAGCGCCATTACCAGATTGGTAGTCAGTGTGTGAGAAAGGAGATGAGAAGATTAACTTGTTACTAACACCAAAGAACATGTGATTCTTAAAGATTGATACAGAGCTTGCACCCAAAAGATCAGTGTTAGTATCAATAACAGTTAAACCATTGGTCTCGTCCCATACTGTAGGGTAGTTAACGCTGTCTACAAAAGCAACACGCTCTAGATTACTAAAGTTAAAGTCATGGAATCGTTGTTTAGAAGAGTTAGAGCCTGATAGGCCAATGAATGTAATATCAGCATCGTCAGCAGGGCTAGAGGCTAAGGCAGGGTAGATTGTTAAAGAACCAGAACCTGCAGTTATTGTAGATGTAGCTAGGACTGTGTAGACCTTCTCGACACCCACTATAGAGAAAGTAGACCCAATGTGAGGTACATACGTATCGCTATCAACTGCATCAATAAGGAGTGTTGTACCCGTTTGGGAAGCACCATTTACTAGTACGCTACCATAACTAGGTGCAGACACGTTTGTCCAACCATTACCAGCACCTGCAAACAGTACGTTATCCCGTACGGCCAGTGTAGTTGCAGCTAAGGTACTGGAGTTGAAGAAGTAGTGTAGACCTGTGATTAGGGATGTCTTGTTGTTAAAGGTAACAGCAGCTTTATCAGCTGGAGACGAATCAAGAGATGTTGTAAGAGTAAGTGTAGCTTCTTTATTAGTTGCGCTATAGGAGATACCAGATAGGGCTATTGTGTAGGTACCATTAACTCCCGCGACACTAAACGTGTCCCCTACGACAGGGGTCTTATGTAAGTTACCTACTACTAATGTTGTACCGCTCTGACTGCTTCCCTGTGCGACAGAGGAACCACTAACAGGTACACTTAAAGAACTGTACTTATCAAACCCGTCAATACGACGGTAGCCACCCTTAACAGAGGGCTCGAAGTTAGTTAAGATACGAGCAGAACCAGGAGCTTTGATACCCTGCTGCAGGCGTGACATGTTACTTATGAGACCACCCTTTAGCTCTATAGGGAAGCTTTCCCAACCCGTAGCCATTAGGACACCCGTGCGTTAGTGGCAAAAGAACCTTGACCAGCTACACGTGTATCTCGTATGTAATCGTAACGGTTGACGTAGATACTTCTCATGTTCTTAATACCTTCCTTGAACTTAGACAAAGACATATTAGCTGACTCATTGTCATTACGGAAGATCTGTACGTAGTACATAGCACCGTCCACAAGGATGTGGCGATAGGCTTCAGGTACACTAGGTACGTCTGAGAATAGGATAAGGTCAACAGGTAGTGAGTAGTACTCATACACGAGCGCATACGCTTGGTCAGGGGACGGGTGTATTAGATACTGGTCACCAGGAGCACGGATAATATAACGAGGTACGCCACGGATACTTGCATCAGTATTGTACTCATCATCTATGTGTTTACCAAGATACTCTTCGTAGTTCATAGCCTTAAGTAGTACAGTCTCATTACCAAAGGTAGCATCCCGTTTAATACGGAAGGTGTTGTAATCGAGTGTCTTAGCATTAGATGGGATATCGTAACGCAGATCACCAGCTGTCAACGTATCTTCTTGCTCTCCATAGTTAAAAGGCCATTGAAAAGCCTCTTGATTCAGTAGGCGGATAGAGGAGTTGATAGCGTCTTTAGCTGTGTTATAGTAACCAGTAGCTGCTGGGAAGTCACCAGAAGCTAGTTCAGTCTCATTAACACGCCTGTTTAGATCATTTACCAATTCTAAGTAGTTGTAAGCCATTCTTATCTCTCCTTAACTGGTAATTGTATTACACGCTCAGCTACCAATACATTAGCGTAGGTAATAGCGCATGTTACTTTATACGTTTTGTTAGCTGTTCCGTTTGACCAACGAGCTACAGCTACTGTAGTTGTGTTTCCACTACCAAAGAGGGTAAGACCATCAACAGTCCCACTATTAGCTATAGCTGTCTTAGTCCCATCGGCAGCTTTAACGAACCAAGCTACTGAGTTTATTGTATCTGTACCAAGGAAGCGGGACCAGTCTACTGAGTAATCCTGTATCTCATCTGGGTCTTTAAAAGGCCATTTCATTACGCTGCTTTCCTCTCGGCGGGTATGAGTACTGTTTGGTTCGAGTGTAAGACTAGGACTTGGTTAGAGTAGTCCTGCAGCCCGACAGTTACACTGGTATTCATCGCAGGTACGTGCACAGTTCTATTTAGGTCAATGGCAGGTACCAGTAGTAGTCTATCGTTCGTAGGTACAAAGACTTGTGGGTTTAGATCATAAGCGTTTACGTAGAGGCTAGTATCTTCATAAGGAACGTATACCGTCTGACCAATGTCATTACCAATAATACTGATAATGTTTTGAGTTACTTCAGATGAAGATTCAACATTGGTTGATGCGAGTCTATGTAGGACACCTAAGGTGTTAGTTGTTACTTCTGAAGTAGATGAAGGAGATACTGTGGTAAAGTTATATAATACAACTACATTATTAGTCGTTACTTCTGTATTAGATTCAACAGAAACAGCCAAGAGGGGTGCGGTTATACTAGCACTAGGTGCCGTTGTAGCAGAGGATGACTCCACAGCAACACTAACTAGAGTGTGAACCTGCCCTACTTCTACAATAGTCAGGGTAGTCGAGGAACTTACGTCAGTAGCATCAAGTGTCTGGAGCTCGTCTACGTCAGGGTTAGACACCGAAGTAGAAGACTCTAGGCCTCCAACACTAAGGGTTTGTGCTTGAGCTATAGCAGGAGCTACTACCTCGGTAGAAGACTCAGAGCTAACAGCAGTAAGTGCTTGTACTTCAGCTACATCTGGGTTAGCTACTTCAGTAGAAGACTCAAGAGCAATAGCTTCTAGTACTTGTACTTGAGCTAGACCGGGTATTACTACTTCAGTAGATGACTCAATGTCAGTTGCGTTAAGTAACTGTACTTCATCTACATCTGGGTTAGATACTAGGGTAGAGGACTCAATGTCGGCAGCGTCTAGGGATTCGACTTGAGTTATAGAAGGTGCTACTATTTCAGTAGAAGACTCAAGAGCAGTAGCGTCTAGTACTTGTACTTGAGCTATGGTTGGTATTACTATTTCAGTAGAAGACTCAAGGTTAGTAGCAGTTAGTGTTTGCTCCCCTGTTGAGGAAGGGTTAGATACTTCAGCAGAAGACTCGGTGTCAGTGGCACCCAGTCCGTGTGCTTGAGATACCTTTGGTCCTTCTACTTCAGTAGCAGACTCAGTGTCCGTAGCATTTAGTACGTATGACTCAGCCGAGGACGGGGTAGACACTTCAGTAGAAAGCTCTATGCCAACAAAAGGACTAAGGACTTGTACCTGAGAAACACTAGGTGTTACTACCTCAGTTTCAGACTCAAGCTTATTAACGCCAAGTATTTGTACTTGGTCTACGCTAGGGGTAGTTACTTCAGCAGAAGACTCAGAGCTAACAGCAGTAAGTGCTTGTACTTCATCTAAGTCGGGGTTAGATACTTGACCCTCAGCCTTAGTTTCAATAACAGATAGGACTTGGGCTTGAGCTATTGTTGGTGTTGTTACTTCAGCATCAGACTCAATCTTATTAGCTTCAAGCGATTGTACCTGATCTATGGCTGGTGCTAATACCTCAGTAGCCGTCTCTATGTCAGTGGCATCAAGTAAATTACCTTGAAATACCTTTGGTTCTTCTACTTCAGTAGCAGTCTCGATGTTTGTAGCGTCTAGTACTTGTGCCTGCGCTAGATTAGGTATAAAGACTTGCGTGATAAGCTCTAAGTCAACAAAGGCACTAAAGGCTTGTACCTGAGCTATTGCTGGTGTTGTTACTTCAGCATCAGACTCAATCTTATTAGCGCCAAGTATTTGTACTTGATCTACACTAGGGTTAGTTACTTCAGTAGCAGACTCAGAGTTAGTAGCATTTAGTTCCTGTGCTTCAAAGACCTTGGGGTTAGATACTTGACCCTCAGCCTTAGTTTCAATAACAAGTAGAGCTTGAACCTGAGTAATAGTAGGAGTAGTTACTTCAGCATCAGACTCAAGCTTATTAGCGCTAAGGACTTGTACTTCATCTACATCTGGGTTAGATACTTCAGCAGAAGACTCAATGCTACTTGCACTAATAACCTGTACTTGAGATATCGCTGCCAGTGTTAGAGTAGTAGATGAACTTACATCAGTAGCATCGAATGTATTAGTCTCATCTACATCTGGGTTAGATATTTCAGTAGAGGACGAAAGGCCAACAGGAGTAAGGACCTGTACCTCGGCTACAGTAGGGTTAGATACTAATGTAGAAGTCTCTGTTTTAGTAGCTTCCAGTAACTGTACTTGA